CGATAGTCATCGATGGTAAGACTGTTCGTATTAATGCAAAGAACATTACCGTAAGAGCAAAGTTTCTAGACTATGTGAAAACATCACAGGTATCCTATCGTGATTACACTATAAAAGATGGTGATCGTCCTGATACACTTTCTTATCGTTTATATGGAAGATCGGATTTACATTGGGTTATATTGATCTTCAATGAAATACTGAATCCCTTTTTTGATTGGCCTTTAACATCCGGTGACTTGAACCGAATGATTAAAAACAATTACAAAGGAAAAGCGATATTCATCAACTCAAAGGTAGCAAAATTCGGAAATAGGTTTGGAATTCTGGAAGCAGCAAATGAACAATTATGGTATGAGGTCGGACAGAGAGTAACACAAACTAGAGGCTCGTCTATTGTACACGGAACTGTAAAAAGTTGGGATCCTAATTTATACAAAATTGTTTTGGACTCTGATACTATAACTGGATCCTTTTCTATAACTCCAAATATCACAAATTTTAACTCCGAAATTTTGGATTTAACTCACAATAGAACTGATGGTCTAAGCATATATGCTTCTGTTGGAAAAGTAGTCGAAGATAATATTTACTCTGTGCATCATTTTGTTGACACAAACACAGGTGATATTGTTGATCATCATGCACTCATATCCACTTCAGATGGGAGTATTGTAAATTCTAGCATCATGGACAGATATGCAGTTTATGGGAACGAAGTTATACCGTTGGCGAATAGAAACATCGTTTCGGTGTCGAATTATCAGTATGAGACAGAAAAAAATGATTCCCTTCGAAACATCAAGATAGTTCGACCTGAAATTATTGACTCTGTTATCAAAGACATGAGGAGTTTGTTAAGTGATTAAATCAACTGATAAATTTTACACGGCAGGAGATGTTGTAGTTGATGAAATTCGTCTTGTGTCTTACTCAGGACTTGAAGTCGATTTGAGAAAGATTGTTGGAGACTTTTCAATCACAGAAGACATGTTTTCAAACTCTCTATCAGGATCACTAGTGATAGCCGATTCGATGAATTTGGTTAAAAACCTCCCAATAATAGGTGATGAAGACTTGTATATTTCTTTCTACACTCCTGGCGTAGACAGCAAACCAAGAAAAGTTCGATTCAAAATCTATAAAGTCTCATCATATATTCGTGGACAGGGGGCTGCAAATGTACTCATTCGTGTTGAGTTTATGTGTCCCGCATTAGTATTATCGAACAGGACTAGGCTGCGTAAAGTTTTTAGAAATCTCCCCGTGAACGAAATGGTTAAAACTATTTACTCTGAGATGCGAGATAAGGAAAAACAAAGGAATTTAGATCTTCCCGAACTTTTAACAGACGAAACATTCGGATCAACTACAGTTTTGATTCCAAATTGGTCTCCTTTTTATACCATAAATTGGCTTGCAAATAGAGGAGTATCAGAGTCGAATACGCAAATTGCGGACTATGTTTTTTATCAAGATCTTGATAAGTATAACTTTGTTCCCATTTCCAAACTGAAAAAATTAAGTCCCATTTGCACATATAAAAACGCACCTGGTGGATTTAGGTCGGCTAGTGGTGATCGGATGTTGGAGTCGGAACTTCGTAATATTATAGACTACTCTGTACGAGATTTAGGAGATAAAGTTGATGAGACAACTATGGGAGTTTATGCATCAAATATGCTTGTACATGAAGTAAACACAAAATCATACTTCATGTACAATTACACTTATAAAGATGCCTTTGACAACGCTCCTAGTTTAAATAAAGGTAGAATGTTGCCATATTACAGTCCAATTCAAAAATCATTTGATGCTCATGTTAAGTATTATGATAAGTCTTATTTTCAGTTCAGTAATCATGAAGACGCATCTGGAATTGATAGATTTTTGAACAGACAATCTCAGATGCATCAGATGAATTCTATGACCATGGTTTTAAATGTATATGGGGATACAACTATAAGAGTGGGTAATGTAATCAGACTTGAGTTTTTTACGCAAGAATATAGTAAATACAGAGATGATTTTTTGGATGAATATTTGACTGCTAATTATATGATTACTGCAATAGTACATAATGTAACAGATGGGGTTCATACTATGAAAATGACTGTCGCAAGAGACAGTTATGGTAGTGAATTACCGGATATTAAAGAGAAAGTTATAAGATGAGATTAAGACCCGATTTCATAGGACTGAATGGATTTCTTTGGTGGCATGGTGTTGTCGAGGACATAGAAGATCCCGAAAAAATGGGCAGACTTCGTGTTAGAGTGTTAGGTTGGCACACCGATGACAAGACATCTGTTGGAATCCCAACAGAGGATCTTCCGTGGGCGACAGTGCTTATGCCTATCACCACATCTTCTATGACAGGATTAGGAAGATCACCAACAGGAATTCTACCGGGATCTTGGGTAATCGGGTTTTTCTTGGACGGAGAAGCAGCACAGCAACCATTTGTGCTTGGTTCTTATGGTGGAATTCAGAAACCCGATATTGCTCTAGGTTTAACAGCAGTTGCTGGACTTGATCAAGTTCCATACAACGATTTCAAAATTAAACCCAAATCACTTCAAAATAGAATCATGAATAATAAAGTGGGATTTAGAGATCCATCAGGATTTTACCCAATAGAAGGGAGAATGGGAGAACCAGACACAAATCGTCTTGTAAGAAACGAGAACATAGATTGGACGGTCGTTAAAAAAAAGAGAGATGAGGTATTGGATTGTGATACTGCTCTTTATGGATATTGGCAGGAACCATACACCCCATATGCGGCCAAGTATCCATATAATCATGTCGTAGAATCTCAGTCCGGTCACATTTTCGAAGTGGATGATACAACGGGTGCCGAAAGAATTCACACATATCATAGATCGGGAACATTCGATGAGATCCATCCAAATGGCAGTCAAGTTCATAAAGTTGTTGGGAATGAATGGAACATTACTTTAAATGATAGACTTATTTTAGTTCGTGGTAATGCATCATGGAACACAGATAGGTTGATGAAGATTCGTGTTGGTAAAGATCTAGGTAAAAACGGGCATTTTGAGATTGAAGTCGAGGGGGATATGAGAGTCCTTGTTAAAGGCAACACCATCATGGAAACTCAAGGTAACTTCCTCCACAAGGTCAAAGGCAAATACACAACATCAAGCGAAGGGAATATGTTGTTCGTTGCTCCAAGAATAGATTTAAATCCAAATGGATCATCAGCGCAAAAAATACAAACTTTTCTGACTAAACTGAGAGGAACTATTAGGAAAGTAGTTCGTGATACTATTGATGTTGTTAGGTTTAACGGAGCCATGAATAGGCGTAGGAATTAATATGCTAGGACCAAGACCATTTAAAAGACTTCTTCCTAAATCAAAAGACACGAAACCTCCTGTCTTAAGCGTTGATAATATATCAGCAGAATTTTTTGGTCTTGGTGAGTCGCCTACACTAGATCTACCATCTACTTTAGACCAATCTTTAGTGAATGAGCAATTACTCGACAATCCGTCTTTGGTGATTGAAAACACCGTATCTATATTTCCGAATAATGAATTTTTGAGTGATGTTGCTGTGGGCATACCGATACCGAATCAGACTGATAGTAGTGCATTTGGTGGTGGTATTGGCACACAAAATTCAGAACAGCGACAGACATTTAATCAGACCTCATTAGATCGTCAAGAGAGTGTAGTTCTTATGCAAAACACTCTTTTATCGCCGCTTGTAGTTACGGGAAATATAGTATTTCAGGAACTTGGAACTAAGTTGAAATATTCAAAGGAACAGTCTAACAAGTTGAACGAAATACTTTCCACACAATTTCAATTGTTAAATTTAGATACTCAGGTTGTAGTTGATCCTCCAACATTTTTGTCTCCAGATCCACCATTTGTTTTAGATGGGGGTGAATTCTAATTATGCCGATGACGCATAGCGGCCAATATCCGATAGAATACTATTACCCTGGATTAGGTATCGGTCCCAACTACAATCCCATTGGATTTGGTCCAACATCGGAAAACTGTAGATTTACATGGACCGATTCAGGTAGAACATTTGGAAGAAAACCAATCTATGAAAAACAATTTGTCGGTCAATGTATAGACATTAGTGTTGAGGCGAACTACACAAGATGTGTTGATTCTGTTCTAAATGGGACATATGATCCGCCATTTGCCGGAGCAGATGAGATTCCCGCTCAATGTTGCCCAACTGCTAGTGGACCAATAAAATATGCAGTTATAGGTGGAGAGTTTCCGCCGAGTTTAGTTTTGGACATAGACACAGGAAAGATGTTCGGCCAAATAGATTCTTTACAAGAAATATCCCCCAACAGATTTGGATATTTCGATAAGACAGATTTTAGTAATGTCGATTATCTAGATGGATCGATAGGTGGCGGAAAGATATTTTTTACGATTAGGGCTTTTGATTCTGGAAATACATCTGATTTCTCTGACAAGGAATTCACATTTCATGTTAGAACAAATTGGGCTTTGCGAAGAGATAGGATGCTACTAAATATAAACAATCAATCTTATTTGGATGACATGAAAAAACAAGGATTCTTTACAGGTCCAGGATGCGACGAATACGAAGACGATATTTTCTGAAAGGTTATAATGCCCCCAGTTCACAGATTAAGAGACATATGCACAGGACATGGATGCTATCCACCAAGACCGAATAGGTCTGCGTCTGCAAATGTCATTGTAAACAGTCGAGGGTGGCACAGAAAAGGTGATTCGTGGAAAGTTCACTGCTGTGGCGGATGCCATAGTAGTGTTACATGTAAAGGCTCATCTACTGTTTTTGTGAACAGCCGACAGGCAGTTAGGATTGGGGATCCAGTTTGCTGTGGGTCAGCAACTGCAACGGGTTCTCAGAATGTTTTCTGTGGAGGATAAAGTAAATGCCATCATTCAATGAAAATTCAGCAGATTTAGACATAAACTTTGAGAGGAATTTATTCACGAATGATGTTTCATTAAAAGTAGGCGAAGAGGCCATCCGTCGTGCATTGAAAAATCTAGTTTTTCTGAAAGCAAACGAGAAGCCATTTCATCCTGAGATAAATGCGGGAGTTGTCGATCTCTTGTTTGAGAATGCAGATCCAATCATAATGGAAGAAATAAAGAGAAGAATCAGACAAGTTATACAAAAGTATGAGCCTAGAGTGACAAAAACCGCAATTGATATGCAGTACAATTTGGACAGAAATATTGTTACTGTTAAGATTCTTTATACTATTAAAAATGTACCAACCGTATTTACGGCAGATTTAACTCTACAGAGGACACGATAATGGCAAATACTCCGATCCGTGAACTTGACTTTGATCAAATAAAGCAAAGTCTAAAGGACTACCTTCGTGGTCAAGACAAGTTTAAAGACTACAACTTTGAAGGATCGACATTAAACATCATTTTAGATCTTCTCGCATACAACACACACTACCAAGCGTTTTATGCAAACATGGTTGCTAATGAGGCGTTTTTAGATTCTGCTGTTGTTCGAAATTCCGTTGTTTCACTTGCAAAACATCTGAATTATAGACCAAGATCTAAAAAGGCTGCAAATATTATAGTAAATGTAGAATTGATTCCGATTACAACAGGTAGAAGTGAACCCGCTGGAGTTTCGGTTTCTACTGGTAAAGAGTATATCAACTCAGGAACCACATTTGTTACAAGAAACTCTCTTGGTAAGACAGTTTCATTTGTTGCATTAGAGGATTTTAAATTTCGGGTTATTGGGAGTAGATTTATAGCATCAAATGTGACTTTGCTTGAGGGATCTTTGAAGACAGCATCATTTATAGTAAACAGTAAAGATGCTAATCAGAGATTCATTGTTGAAGATCCAAATATAGACATAGACACAATTAAACTGAAAGTTCAGAGATCTGTTACGGACAATGAAGGATTTGATGACATTTGGGAAAGAGTCAGTGATGTTAATAGTTTAGATGGAAATTCAAGAAGTTTCTTTGTCCAAGAGGCCGAGGGCAGGAAGTGGGAGATATATTTCGGGGATGGAATCGTAGGTAAAGCACTAGAGAATGGTAATCTCATACAGATTGTTTACCTATCAACTAACGGCGAAAGTGGAAATGGTATTGGTTCTACAGATTCAGAATTATCAAGAGCGTTCACATCTAGTAATCCTGAATTTTTTGTTGAGGTTGTGAAGAATCAATATGGGATTCCTCAACCTTCTTATGGGGGTGCTGAACCTGAAACAACGGAATCTATCAAATACTATGCACCCAAAAACTATCAGGCGCAAGATAGGGCTGTAACATCCACAGATTACTTGTCGTTACTTGCTAAAGAATATTCATTGAGGTCTGAATCTTTCTTGGTTTGGGGAGGAGAAGAGAATGATCCACCGCAATACGGTAAGGTCTTTATTTCAATTAAGCCCAGAAATTCTTCAAAATTGTCCATAACAGAGAAGCAGTCCATTTCTAAAAATATTCTTGGTCCACTTAATGTTTTAACTGTAACGCCCGAAGTGGTGGATCCTGATGTAACATATATTAACCCAATAGTCACAGTTTACTATGACCCTAGATTGACCACAGCATCACCAGACACATTAACGCAGGAAATTAGATCAAGAATACTTGAATTCGGTGATGAAAACTTAGATCAGTTTGGCAAAAATTTCAGACAATCGAAATTTAGTGCTTTCATAGATGGTCTTGATCCATCTTTCAATAGTAATAGCGTTTCTCTTTCTATGGAGAAAAGAATTGAACCCAGGTTCGGGCAGGCATTACCATATACGGTTAAATTTGACAATAAGTTGTTCCATCCAATTGATGGGTATCCCCCAATTTTAAGTTCATCTGCCTTTTATCACACAGATTTAACATCGACAACAGTAGTTAAACCAACTGTCGTTGCATATCTTGACGATGATGGATATGGAAATATCAGAATTTACAAGAGAATTGGATCAGACCGTGTTTATTTGAAGAGAAAAGCAGGAACTATTAATTATGAAACTGGTCTAATAGAGATCAAATCTTTCATACCACTTGGCGTTCCTGATGGAACAGAAACTCCTGTTGAGATTAAATTGATAGTTCGTCCTGATAGAGGCGATATCTTTGTTAGAAGAAATCAAGTTTTGGTTATCAATTCTGAACAAATAGATATCAATATGGTTCAAGAGAAATCTGTAATTGATAGAAAGGCAAGTGACACGGGATTTCCGTTTATAACTTGACAATAAATGTACGAAGATAAATCAAGAGAAATATCAAATCTTGTGCAAGGCAGATTGCCCGAATTCATACGGGTCGATCATCCCACATTGATTGCATTTCTTGAAGCATATTACGAGTGGTTACAGGATAGAGATAGAACCGGAAAAATCATTAGTCCGATGATTTTGCAAGATGTTATTGATGTCGATAGAAGCCTTGATGATTTTATCTCTCACTTCAAAAAGGAATATCTATTTGACTTTCCTGAGAAGTTAGCGATATCAAAAGAAACGGGGAAACCTGTTGATGTTAGAAAATTGATTAAAAACATAAAAGCGTTCTATCGTGCAAAGGGCACGGAAAAGTCTTATGAGTTTTTGTTTAGAATTTTGTATGATACCGGTGTTGAATTCTACTATCCCAAAAGAGACATTCTTCGTGTGTCTGATGGGAAGTGGCTACAGAAGACATCACTTAAGGTGACAAATGTTTTAGGTGATCGTATATTTGAGTCAGTTGGTAGAATCGTATATCAAACAAATCAATTTGGTCAAATCTCATCATCAGGTAAAGTTTTAGATGTATCAATTTACCGACAAGGGCAAAATGATGTTGCTGAACTGGTAATTCTAGGAAGAAATGGTTCATTCACTCCAGGAAGTAGAGGAATTGA